TACGCGGACAAATAATCTCAAAATAAGACTTGCAATCTCGGATCGTCTCGATTACATTCACTTCAGGTCAAGGGCGATCCGAGACCATTCAACCGGAAAGGTAGGAAGGTTATGGCGACTTCCAAGCGGAATATGGACCCGGCTTTCATGTCTTTGAAGCAAAACAAGCGAGGCAAGAGGACGATCGAAGCCGAACCCGCTGAGATCGATACCGTTGCAGTCACAGATGAAAATGCCTCAAGGACGGAACCGGATGCCGATTCCGACGTTTCCGACAGCACTGCCGACGATGACTCGGCATTTCATGAGGAAGACGGCATCATGACTGTGATGGCAAGTGTGAGGTCACTGAGTACGATGGCGGAAGCCGAAGTTGGTAACGTCAAGCATATGATCGCGGACGTTGATCTGACGACGGTCCCGACCCACGCTTTGATTGAACTCGCTTTGCGTTTTTGCGAAGCGGCGGAAACTCAACAGCGTGAGCAGTTCGAGCAACAGCGCCGCGTTGCGGCTCGCATTTCGAAGCTGATGGCAGGTTTTGGCGGAAGCCCGAAGTCATTCGGGTTCAACGCCGAAGCGCCCCGCCCGACGCGGATTGCACGCTTTATCTACCGCAATCCGGAAAATGCCAACCAAGTTTGGCAGGGCATGGGTCCGAAGCCCGACTGGCTCAAGAAGCTCGAAGCTGAGAACGCCGACTTGAGCAACGTTCGGGAGCCGAACCCTGCCGCCCAACAGGCGTGATCAATCGAACTTGTTGACATACGAAATCTTCCCGTCATACGCTTTGACGGGAAGATTTGACTTGAATTGATCGAACCCAATCGGGAAGTTGAAGTAACATTTGTTCGCCTTGGCGATACGGGTGACATTCACCATGTCACTTTGATTGCCCCCAAGAAGATGCCAGTAATTCTTGTCTTGCGAGACAAGAAATCCAACGTGCCCGCCACCAGACCGATGCATGGAAAAGATGCATCCAAAGACGGGCTTTTCGAGTTTTTGTCCAAATTTGGACCAATTTAGTGCCCACAAGGGGGAATTGACTGGCTGGATGCCGGATTGGGCGAGACAATATGCGACGAAGAGCCCGCACCATGGAATCGAATCTGATTTGTATTCCTTGGCAACGGTTCCGCCGACGACCCGAGCCCATTGTATAATGTCGTCGTTGTTCTTCGCGCCAGGGGCTTCTTTGGTGCCGATTAGCCGCTCTGCGATTGGAATCCATGGGGGACTCATGACTAAATCTCCTAAAGTGAGAATGACCAAGTATTTAGCCGAGAGAGACCCACAACCCGGTCCCTTGAAAGTCCTGTTCATTTATCTCGCCATTATCGCGATATCTTTTCCGCTGATGGCGTATGTCGTTCTCGAACTGGAGATATCGCGATGATTCTCTATCACGGCACATCAGAATTGATGCTGAGATCGATTCTCAGAACTGGACTGTTGCCAATTTCAATGACGGCAGTCGAGAAGACAGATCGCCTCGCAATCTCGCAACGGCATGTCTACTTGACCGACTGCCACGCACCTTATTACGCATATCGACGTTGCATGTTCGACGGCTGTGCCAGAGCGGCGATTATCGAAGTAGACCTTTCAGGAATCGAACGCGAACGGCTTCACTTCGACGCGAGGGTCTTGGAAGAGATCGGACGTGACATTGATCAGTTGCCCGAGACATGGGCTCAAATGGACCGCTTGAGGCACTATCAGAACCTCATTGACGGCGGCGGCGTCAAACATCTCATGGCGAAGACCGGGCTCAACGCAATGGGCTCCATAGCGGTTGCAGGCGCCATTCCGACGACGATGATCCGGCGTCACGCGGTCGCGGATTTACACGTCGTCGTGCCCGACGTGTTCGGCGCCAGCGATCCGGGCATTAGCACGTTCACTCACAAACTCCGTCGCAATTCCAACGTCGAGTTGACAAATAAACTGTTTGATTCGACATTGGAAATCGAAGGGGTCGAACGATACGACTTCAACCGAGAAAGAGGCGAGCATGGAAATGAAGGTTTTGGAAGTCAGAGACCGAGCAACGTTTATCCCAATTCTTGCTATCAAGATGATCTCGGATAAACCCGAAGAATCCTATCTGTTAGGTCGGGCAGGTTTCAATCTATCAACTCCTACGATCATGCTCGGAAACATCAACGCTGGTTCCGGGCAATTCGAGAACGATCCTTACGATTGGAGAGACACGCGAACTCTTCGACATGCTCACAAGCATATCTCTGAGAATTGGGATATCATTCAGTCGGGAGATGTCATCGACGTTGAATTCATCCTCGGAGAGACGACGTTCAGAAAAGAGTCGGAACGTCTCGAATCAACATGAGAAAAGAGAGGGAAGATTTCTTTCTTCCCTCTCTTGACTTCGATCTCTGGTTGGCGTAATATCAACTCAAGATCAACGGAGGACATCATGGAACTCTCAGTATCGAACTTCTTCAAGGCGGTTAAAGTCGGAAAAGAGAAGAACGAAATCATCCTGAACTTGACCGAACGAGACAGTGGACTTCCCCGCTTTGTTCGGCTTACGATGAACGAAGCACGTTCCTTGGCTGTCGCCTTGGACGTTGTTACCGGCGCCCGGCGCTAATTTTGGGAGAAGACCGATTCCAACCCCGAGTGGAAGCGCGCGCTTCGTGTCCACATAGATGGTTCCATCTAACTGCTAGCATATAGGAGGACTCCATGGTTGCAGTTGCAAAGAAGATGAAGGCAGTCGTCGCAAAGGAAGTCGTCCCGATGGGCGTTTACTGTACCCTTTCGATCCTCGAAAGGGTCTTCAAGAAGCCTCGGGAGAAGATGAAGGACAACGTGGCAGAAGTTGTCTCCAAACTGAAGCCATACAAAGATGACACTTGGTATGTCCAAAAAGTCGAAACACCTTTCAAGGGTCTCGACACGGAACGAATCAAGTCCGAAATGTCGGCGGATTGGCTCAAGAAGTACGAAAAGTCGGGAACCCGCGTCGAGTATAAGGTGCAATGTTTGACGGGAGCCGATTTGCCGCTGAAAGACCTTGAGATGACCCCTGAGTTGTGCGACGATGTTATGTCCCTATTGGCACGACATGCAAAACGTCAGCACAACTCTAAAGGGAAGTGATCATGTCACACCAAGCGTTCGCTCTTGTCATCACATATGCGAACAATTCCGTTGATGTGATATCATTCGCGGACGCTTTGGAAGCCAGAATATATGCCAAGAATAATATCAGCTATTTTGGCGGAAGAATTTGGCAAGTCGAACTATGTGAGTTTGGTAAAATGTATGGTGAAGTTCTTTGGCATTACGATTGGGATGACCAATCGAAGGCAGCCGGGTTGACTGTCACTTTCTAGGAGAGCACGACAAGATGGTGTTTGCTTGTCGTGCTCTTTTTTGCGATGAAGACTTGTTCACAACAGGAGAATGCTATGGCACTGAAAACGAAAGCCTACACCAAGGTTGTTAAGCCCGACCACGATCGCGAAATTTTTACCGTCTTACGAATGGTCAGGGAAAGCGGGAAGTCTGATAAGGAAATTTGCGAGCAAGCGGGTATCTCGCCAACGACTCTCAGGAAATGGCGTCTTGGGTATCAGAACGGCGGAACACGCTATCCGACCGGAATCAACCTCGCTTTGGTGGCGCAAGCAGCCGGCTACGTCAAGGTTTGGGTTCCGTTCGGAACCCAAAGTCTCAAGGATGCGGAACCGTTTGCCGAGGAAGAACCAAGCGCGGGCAAGAAGCGCTCTAGGAAGCCCGTGAGCGGCGACAACGTGATTCGCTTGCCCAACCCGGTCAAAACCAAAAAGAAGCATGGACAACGCTCTATCGTCGCTTTATAAACGTTTCTAAGAGCCATCCCCTTCGGTTCTTGATTGGGCGTTGTCTCGATTATTGATCCCGCGAGTCGAGCAATCCCAAGGAAGTCGCCGCAGGTCGCCATACCTCGCGGCGACTTCTCTGTATCCGTATCGCCACATGCCAATGACCGGATTCTTCTGATCTCAGATAATCCTTGACGTGCACTCCCAAGGCTCCTACGAACCCCGTGTCATTATAAATGGAGCGGGATATGGACAAAACTAAACTGGAAATAGGACAAGTGTGGGCAACGCCAACCATGTCTAGCTTTGCTTTCATAGAATCATTTTCGATTTCCATGGACATATTATACTCTTTTTATAGGGCGAGTTCGCCTGACTTAGTTGTATTAGGATCAAATTACTTCTGTTCGAGAAAACTATTCCAGAAAGAGTTGCCATTCGCCACTACGACAACGTAATGTTGATGGCATTGGAGAACGGAAGCACGCGGATTCTGACCATCGACGAATTCGAGTCGATTGGTGAAACTGTTTCTCCGTGGACAATTGAGAAGGATACCGACGACGGCAAGAACATCGTCGATGAGTGGCATCGAAAATACTGAGGATGATAACTAAAGAGGTTGCAACTACTCAAGGACCATGTATGCGCGATGCGTATAGAAGACTCGACAGTCTAAAGAACTATGGAGCAGCGCTGTTTATCGGCGCCGTGACGATCTTCATGTTTGGCATCATAATGGGAATTATCCCTTGACGTGGTATTTCGTCAAATGGGGTGAGAAAATATTACTCAAACCCCGAACCCTGAAACATTGGAATTATTGCCTAGAACCATATTTGAATATCTCAAAATTCGGGATAGCAATACTTGGTTTCCTTTGGGGACGATATGAGTCTCATGAGACCATTATATACCGAAAGCTAACTCCCCATAATACCATCAATATGAATACAACGGTTTATCGCTGTATTCCAGGAACTTTACCATATATTCTGTATTGGAGATTTCATAATGACGAGAAATGCCGAAAAAGAATAAATGTTTAGACTGCAACAAAGTTTGTTATGGAGTTAGGTGTATGCCGTGTAGCGCTTCATATAAAATAAAATGGACAGAAAAAGGACAAGCTCAACGACAACAGACTCTCAAAAGCAAATATGGCATTGGAATTTTTGAATTCCAAACGATGCTGCTTCAGCAAGATAGTAAATGCGCAATATGCAGCATCGAAATGATTTTACCATTGAAACGAAGAGGGCAGCCTCTCAATTCGGTTTGCGTGGATCATGATCATATAACCGGAAACGTTCGGGAATTGTTATGTTCCAGATGCAACAAAGGTCTTGGATTTTTCGATGATGATATTGAACTTCTGAGAAAATCAATTGATTATTTGGAGAAACATAAAAAATGTCAAATCGTAAACTTGCTTCCGCACGAAGAATTGGAAAAATAACTTCGATCGAGGGCGCCGAGAAAATCATATGTTGTCATGTTGATGGGTGGAAAATTATTTCATCCATAGATAACAACCTAATGACAGGTGATTTGGTGGTGATGTACGAAATCGATTCGTTTCTCCCGGTCGAAGAACGATACGAGTTTCTTCGCAAGTCTTCCTTCAAGTCCACGTCACATCTTGGCGACGGCTTCAGAATCAAAACGATCAAGCTCAAGGGGCAGATTTCCCAAGGGCTCATTATGCCCTTGGAACGTAAAACCAATGAGCAAGGTGTACCGGCTTACTTCCTCAAAGATAAAGACGGCAACGATCTCGAAGTGTCTGAGGGCGATGATCTCACGGAAGCGCTCGGTGTGCAGCTTTGGGAACAGCCTATCCCCGCACATTTGTCCGGAAGCATCAAAGGTGGTTTTCCGATACTGATCCGCAAAACGGATTCCGAAAGAGTGCAAAATATGCTTCCCGAGCTAGATCATGATCTCGACTCTAATTGGGAAGTTTCGCTCAAGCTTGATGGGTCTTCGATGACCGTCTATCATAAAGCTGGCAACATCGGCGTATGTTCGCGTAATATCGAACTACACGAAACCGACGATAATGTCTTTTGGCAAGTCGCTCGAAAGTTACGTCTTCCTGAGATGATCAAATGGATTGGAAAGAATGTCGCCTTCCAAGGTGAGTTGATGGGACCGGGAGTGCAAGGCAATCGTGAGTGGCTAAAACAGCATACATTCTTTCTCTTTGACATTTGGAATATTGACGCGCAACGATACTTTACTCATAAGGAAAGAATGGAAGTTGTCCAAGGAGTCAATGACTCTGGTTTCGAACTTCCTCACGTTCCTATTCTGGAACAAAGAACCTTGCGCTCTTTCGGGAAATCTCAAGAAGAGATTTTGGCTAATCTGCTTGAATATGCGGATGGACCCAGCATTTACAATTCAGTTCGCGAAGGTGTCGTCTTCAAGAGAATTGACGGTTCAAATAATATGAAGGTTATAAATAACAAGTATCTCTTGGAGAAAAAGGACTAAGGCAATGACTAAGCTTCTGACAATCTGTTTGGTAGCTCTCACTCTTACTACAACCGCGACTTTGGTTGGTTGTGGTAAGCCGCACGACCCGGTAGTTTTCGGGCACGACGCTGGCGGGTAAGCTTCCTTCAGAGCAAAACAAAGAAAGCCCGAGGGATTCGTTCTTCGGGCTTTCTCTTCATTCGAAGCAATCTAAATAGACGAGATAAAGAAATTCCGTCTATTGGGGAACTGAAAGATGTCCGACGAGAATAAACCCAAGCTAACATTCCAAATTGCAACCGATACTCCCACCGAACCTGCCGCAGTTGAAGACATTGTAACGGCAGTAGAAGAAGCAGTGAAAGAACCCGTCGTAGAAACCGAACCAGTCGTCGAAACGGTTGAAGTGCCAGATTCTATTCCGGTCGAAACGGCGCCGGAAGAACCCGTTCAAACTGAACCTGTAAATCCAGAACCTATTGAGGTTGAGGAAGTGGCAACACCTGTAAAGCCAACAACCAGTGAAACACCAATCACCGATGCCTTGAAGAAAATGCAAGACAACGAACCCAAGAAGGGAATGAACGTCGGGTTTGTCGCGGCGTTGGCTCTCTTACTCGGTGTTGGATATTTGGCAACCGTCGTTGACATGAGTAAGTTTACAAACTTCATCAAGTTCCAGAAAATCGAAGAACAAGTCGAATCTGTCAAAGAGAAGATCACCAAGAAAGAAATCGTCAAATCAGCAGCCGTTTTAGAAGCTCGGGATTATTATCTGCGGCTGCGCAATGAAGACGAAACCATTTCCGTCCGCACGGGCGGATCGCTGTCGTGGCGCATCAACAACGAATGTTCCATTCTTTACGGACGCTTTGCCCGTGACAGAGGCGCCATCGGCAAAGCGGATCGTTACGCCGTATGGCTGCAACGCGAGCACGGTCGGGCTGCGTGCTACAATCTCTTGTTTGAGTCTAATCACGGCTATCGCAACTTGACTGTTGCCAATGCCATTCGACGGTATGCGCCCGCGAAGGAAAACTTCGACACGAATCGTTACCTCCGCGCGGTGAAAGCTGCCAAGATCAATGACTCGACTAAGATGTCGGATTTGAAAGAAGGCGATCGGCAGAAACTCATCGACACGTTGATCAAAGTGGAAGATTGGGCTGAGGGTTCCGTCAAAATGTATTCTTCGGAAGAAGCATTCAAACGTGAGGGTTACTAATGACTACTAAGTCAACGCGGGGCTTGGACGAAACTGAAAAGAAAGTTGTCGGCGCCGAACCACCGAAACCAAAGCCGACAGTACAGCCAACAAAGATAACCAAAGTGTTAGACTTTGGTTCGGGTTGGATGATCGTCGAAATGGATGATGGACTAGCGTATAAACGTGACGGTGGTTCATTAGCTTGGAGAACAAATAACGTTGGAAATCTCAAGTTCGGTAAGTTCGCAGAACGAATGGGGGCGATCGGCAAGGGACACAATGACACGGCAGTGTTTCCGACCAAAGCTATGGGCGATGCGGCTATGCACGAACTGTTATTCGGCGCCAATAGTCGATATCTCGACATGACTATCAAGAACGCAATCAGCACCTATGCTCCTGATTACGACGGAAATGATTCCGCCAAGTATACCGATTATGTTTGCAAGCATGCTCGGCTATCCTATCTCAGAACCCTCAAATCACTGACGGGCGACGAGCGGTTGCGCATGATCGCCGCAATGCAAGCCATGGAAGGCTTCAAGAAGGGAACGATATTGAAGGTGTCGAAATGAAAAAGGTTTCCGCATTGTTAGCCGTCGCGTTGCTGTTGATCCCGGCTTCGACATTTGCATTTAGCATCCAATGTCACGACGCATTGTTTGGCTATTCATCGTCGGGTTGGAAGCCCGAGCGGCAAGCCATGGAACGCGAGCGCGCAAGACGCAAGGCGCCCGTCAAGAGGGTTGAGCCTCCAAAAAGCCTTTGGGAGCAATTCCAAGAGAAATCTAAACCACAAAGTAAACCGAGAATGGTCAAGAAGGCTAAACCTCAGCCGAAACCTTCGCGTTGGGCAAATTGGAAATTTTGGGGCAATGAGACCCGAGGCGTTGAGTTGGCGACTGACGAAAGGACAACCACTTATTCCGGGGCGGGCACTTAGTTGACCTACGTTCTATGGTTCGACGCAGAAAAACCACCACCGACAATATGGCGCTCCGGCGCCATAATTGTTGTCAAAAACACACATCAAGCTCGGGAAACCATAAAACGACATGGATTTCCGTTGATCATTTCGTTTGGGCTTGGTAGTTTGAAGTTCGCAAATGAGATTACTCAGAAAGATTTACCAAACGGTTTCACGTTTCGAGTACACGAAGAGACATTGAAAGGTGATATTGTTGCTATTATGGGAAGAGTTCAAAGTGGAAGACGAAGTGAAAGTACCAGTAATAGAACCAGAGAATCTAACGAAGACACTTGCCGATCGCGTCGAAGAACTCGTGTGGCAATTGGACATCAGTTATATGGACGCGGTGATACAGCTTGCCGAAGAGCTTGACATGGAGGTCGAAGCCGTGGCACTTCATGTGGCTCGCAACGTCGAAATCTATCGAGCAATCCGATCTGAAGCGGAAGCACTGAATTTCATCGAAAAAGAAATTCGTTTGGAGTTCTAAATGGGGCGCCCGAAAGGCAGCAAAAACAAAATCGCCACAAAGGGCTCTCAGAGCGCTCCAGACGGCGATTTGAAGTCCAAGCGGGGTAGACCCCGAAAATCGAAAGAAACGGCTCCTGACCCCTCAGAACCGCCAAGAACCCTCGGACCGGAGATCAGGACGGGATTGTTCCTCATTTCCGGCTCCAGACCTTGGAAAATCATCAAGGGACCGTTGTTGAAATTTACCGACATAAAGGTTGCCCGCGCCGCCTTGGTAAAGGCTCGGGATAAAGAGGTAGCCGAAGGTAACAACCCATACGAGATCGTGTTACTGCCGTTGGGACCAAAAAACGAGGGATTGCTTCCGTGAAATATGAAGACCCAAACCGGACCAATACGGATATCATCGATCTTCTACAGGATGTACGGAATACTCTATGACTTCGTTCGAGGTCTATGAAAAATACATCGCACTCAAGCGACACTTTCATTCCAAGAATTTCAACTATTTTCAATACAACGGAAAGCTCAAAGTCAGCCAAGACGCATTTCTTCGTCGTAATGACAGGTTCTTCTTCAAGAAATTAGCCAAATATCGTGACCCGGTTATGATCTTAGTTTACAATTTAGCCGAGAGCGATAAATGGATTGGTGATATTTGTCTCAATGAAGAAGCGATCGCAGTTTATCATCGCCACAAGAAAACCAACCAAGCCCTAAGTTACGAATTTGCCTTAGAGTCGTCGAAATTCGACTGCGCTCGCGAATTGATTTCATGTGAGAACAACAGACATCCTCTGATTATTCGATCGTACATTGCCGGGCAAGTCAGTTTGGAAACGATGGTGCTTGTCGCGGACATTATGCGACCATTACACTATTGGATAAAAACATTTCCAGACGACGTGATTATCGAGAAACATATTCACCTGATTCAGAAATTCAAAGGCTTTATGGAATACGATCGAAGTAAAATGAAAGATATATTATTGAGGAATTTTGAATGACCCAAGTCGTCATGCACTTTTGTAAGGATTGCCCATTGAGAAACGCCAAGAAGCCGCGCCTCGAAGAGGCATCCGTGAATGATTTTTTCTTCACGCCTTCCGATCAATTGACGAAATGTCAAGAATGCCACCTGAAGCGAATAAATCAACATTATGATGAAGAAAAGCGTCGTATGAAGCCCGATCCGCCATTGCCGGACGCTAAATAATAGACACGACACAAGCATTCATCATAACGCACTTTACAAAACCACAAGTTTTTACAAACATACAACTTTACGAGGACACAACAAATGGCTAAAGCCGCAAATTCATTCGAGAAGTATCTTTCGCGCCGCACGAAGATCACTCAAACCCTCACCAAAAAACTGGATGATAAGAAGCGAGGCTTCCAAGACGAGGAAGGCTTTTGGCGTCCTACGTCCGACAAGTCCGGCAATGGTTGGGCGATCATTCGTTTTCTGCCGCCCGGCGGCGACGAAGAAGACCCGTATGTGCATTATTACGAATATTCATTCAAGGGTCCGGGAGGAAATTATTACGAGAAGAGCCGTAAATCGCTGGGACGTGACGAAGCTGATCCCTGTCAGGAATTCGTTCAACAGTTCTGGAATGCCGATGACGAGAAGACTGCTCGCAAGTATCCTCGCAAGCAAGTCTTCATCTCCAATATTCTCGTGATCAAAGACCCGGAGCATCCCGAAAACGAAGGTAAGGTTTTCAAGTTCAAATATGGCGTGCAAATCTTCAACAAGATTGAAGAAGCTATGGACCCGAAGATTCCTGGAGAACCAAGCATCGACGCCTTCGATCTACTAGAAGGTGCAAACTTCAAGCTCATTATCGGAAAGAAGGACAAGTATCCCACTTACGAGGCGTCGAAGTTTGATGCTCCATCGAAGTTGAGCGACAAGACTGAGAAGATGGCGGAAATTCTGGATAAGTGTTACCCCTTGTCGGAGTATGTTTCGCCAGACAAGTTCAAGCCGTATGACGTATTGAAGGCTCGGCTTGAAAAGGTGCTCGGCAAGGCGGCGATCGAGAAAGCCTATCGCAAGACCAAGGCGAGCGACGACGGTTCTGACTATGAAGGTAACGAAACCGATGACGTTGTTGAATACGAAAGCGACGACAACGACAATCTTGACGAAATCCTGAAAGACCTCTAAGTCATTTACGCCTGAGGTAGCAACTTAGCAAAGGGAGCCAGACAAGCTAACAACTTGTCTGGTTTTTATTATGACATACGTCAATCATCAAACCAAGACCGAGTTTGAATGGCACCAAAAGCGTGCGCATCTAATCAGAATGTTGATGCGTTATCCAGATCGAATGGCGGTTCTCGACGCGACGCATGGAAGTCTAACTGTCGAAATCAACTCCGTGCCATTCGTTCTACATCTTCCGCCTTTGAAGGAATATTTGTCATGAATCTCTTTCAACTCGGAAAGTTTAACTTGGCATCAGGAAAAGAAACGAAATTCAAAATTGAATGTGATGCTCTCACACAAGCCGATTGGGAAGCTTTGGCGTGGATGATCTCCATAAATGCTAAACCATTCGGCTCGGTGGCTGGTGTTCCACGCGGCGGGTTTCCTTTGGCGTCCGCTCTTCTGCCGTATGTAACCAAAGGACCACGTTTGTTGGTCGATGATGTTTGGACAACGGGCGGTTCGATTTCAAAATATCGTCAACCGGACGATCAGGTTTGGGTCGCATTCGCACGATCTAATATAATTCCTCCGGAGAATGTCAACTTCATTTTCCGAGTGGCTTTCGCCTTAAAGGATTGTTAACCCTTCGGTTCCCATGCTGATGTCTAAACAAAACACCGTCCTTTGCTGCCATCTTAATCCAAACAATTTTTTCCATGATAACGAAAAAAGTTGGCACTTCTCTTCTGAGAATGCCCGCATTTCTCGCATCTAAGAATTGGAGCATTTGCATGTCGTTTCTTGGCAGCTTTTGAATATGATTCTCTTCCTTCAACCGACATTGCAACTCCCTTGCGGGCTCTGCCCGCTTTTCTTTTGTTTTCGATTTCTTTATCAGTAAATCCTTCCAGCTTCTTCCGTTCATTATATGCATCAAATAATCTCAATCTTTTGCCATTTTGCCGATGTTTTTCTCGAATTTCTTCTGATAATGGCAATCTAATTCTTGTTGAGTTTATCTTTCTCAATATTTCCTTCACATGATCGGGCATTGGTCCGCGTTTCTTCCCCTTGCCTTGTTTATTTCTTTCCGCAAGGTCGGGACGTCTTCTTCCAGTTTGCGAAATCGATATTACCTTTCGGGCTTGGTCATACATTCTTGCTGTATATTGGCGTCCATTTCCTTTCATTACCATTGCACCGAATGCATGTGCCAATTTCCTATTTTCTGGATATGCCAAATGAAGCAAGTGGTGCGCGACATAATGAGCTTTGGCGCTCAGTTCTACCAAGTTGTCGCAATCGTCGCTTCCGCCCAAACATCTTGGAACGATATGATGCTTCTCGATGTATCCGACGAGAATTTTACATTGATATTCTTGAATAAGTTTCTTGTATAATTGGAGAGCTTTCTCGGTATTCAACATTCGTCCTTTCTAGGAAAATGGAAGATAATCCTATACTTAGACAAAACAGCGCGATGTAACACCGTCCTTTGCTGCCGTAACCCGAACTTCCCGGTTTAGCATTTTCAGACTCCGGATTATATCGTCCGCCACCTTGCGGCATGCTGCGGTCCGTGGCTTCCGAGCTAGACCGGCTTCCGCCTTCCGTTGGGTCTTCGGTGCGAGCCGTCGAGAAGTCGGTTTCTTCCACGCTTGC